GACCACTCCTGTATGGTTGCCTGCAGGTGGGAATGCATGCGTCGAGTGCCCGTCGAGTTCATCTTCGTCTTCGTCTAGCAGCGAGGCGGGGCCCGCCCCACCGACGAACGCCTTGCGCGCGGATCATGGGGAAAGCATGACAAGGCCAATGGTTGCGCGTTTGTCGATGCAGCGTGCGATATGATTGGGCGGCTTTTGGTATCTCGGCAGATATCTGAGCGGCAGGCGCAAACAGCCCGAACATTTTCAGAGTGCTATGCTGATTACAAGGCAGAGATCGGTATCACGGAAAGCAAGTCCTGCATTGCCGTATCATCGGGCGGATTTGATGCTGGCGATGGCGATCCCGACGTGTTCAAAAGATATTATGCCATGCGCGACAAGATTGGTCGCATCAAGCTGGCAATGCTGCAAAACGAATGTGACAAGCCCGCCGATGGCGTGCCGTATAACGTTAAGGCGCTGGCCAACGCGCTGGATTGTTTGGGGGCTTAGGGTATGGAATGGCAACCTATGGAGTCTGCGCCAAAAGACGGCACTTTCGTCATTCTCAAGACTAAAGGCCCTATAGTAAAAGTATTGGGTAGAGGTCACCAATTGCCATCAGACGAGCGGAATTCCTACTTTTGCGACGCTTACGAGGCGTGGCTTTCAAGCGGCCATTGGATGGATCAGGATTTTGAGTTTGGCGATGATAGCGCAGAAATAATTTGTAACCCGATAGGCTGGAAGCTAGACGAGTGAGGCACCCCTTGACTAACCGCCAAAACGTGGTATTTATAGAGGCGAAGAATTGCGTTTGATGTTGTGTGCCCTGCCCTCAAGCGTCCATCCCGTGTGGATGGCGTATGCTACCCGAAAGGCTGCATGAATGGGCACACATCATGAGGCGCGGACTAATATGATCAGGCTTGTCAGATGTTTTGGACCTGTCGCGCCGTGCCTCAGACTAACCCGCGATTGATGCGGTGTGATGTACGTTCCAGCCGGAGCCAGCGGGGCTTGTGAACTCGCGACAAACATCGCACCACATGAGGCGCGGTAAAGGCTTGGCTGAATCCGGTAAGGCTGACGCAGATAAATCATTTTTGGGGTTCTGCATATTCCAATGCAAAGGTGATTGTAGGTTCGAATCCTATAGTTAGCGCCGCGCCTCAACACTACCATAGGCGGGACGCCTTAACGATCAACGAAAGGCGGGACGCCTAATGACTATCACAGCAAAGCAACAGCGGTTCGCAGACGAATACCTGATCGACCTTAACGCAACGCAGGCAGCAATCCGCGCCGGATATAGCGAAAGATCAGCAGAACAGCAGGGCAATCGTCTGTTGGGAAATGATAAGGTAGCGGCTTATATCGCAGAGGCCCAAGCCGACAGGTCAGAACGCACGGATATAACGCAAGACTATGTTCTGAATAGCATCTTTTCAACAATGGAACGGTGCAAGCAAGCAGAGGCCGTTCTTGACCGTCGCGGCGAGGCTGTCTTGGTTGAAACGCCGTCGGGCGATCTGGCCCCGGCTTACACATTTAACGCAATGGGCGTTTTCAAGGGCGCGGAATTGCTCGGCAAGCATCTTGGCATGTTCAACGAAAAAGACAACGGCTTAAATGGTGCGGAGGCCATAGCAGAGTCATTGCGCGAAATTGCCGACAACCTCAACGGATGAGTGTTCAACTTGACCGCCAAATGGCGCGTTGGTACGACCTGATTGATATTCCTGAGCAGGTTAGGCTTAGGGATGAGCAAGTCAGGTTCAAAGTCGTGCCAGCGGGCAGGCGATCAGGCAAGACTGAAAGGGCCAAGCGTTACGTTGCCAAGCAAGGCATGAAAAACGCGGGCGAAATGTACTTCCTTGCAGCGCCAACGCGCGACCAGGTAAAGAAAATCTTTTGGGATGACATCAAGGCGCTAACGCTATCAGCATCGCACCCCAAGCGACCGTCTGAAAGCGATCTAAAGGTTTTCATGCCCAACGGCACCGAAATCCACCTTATAGGACTAGACAAGCCGCAACGGATTGAAGGCATTGGTTGGACTGGCGGCGTGATTGATGAAATCGCGGACGTAAAAGAGGAAGCGTGGGAGGCAAACATATTTCCTGCGCTCAACACAGTATCACCCCTTCGGCCTGACCACCGCGCTTGGTGTTGGCTTATCGGCGTTCCCGACGGCTTGAACCATTATTATGATATGTATCAAAAGGCGCTGTCTGATGCGCACCCTGATTGGGCGGGCTATCACTGGAAGTCGTCAGAAATCCTGCCCGATGACGTGATTGACGCGGCCAAGCGTTCAATGAGCCGCAAGCAATACCTTCAAGAATTTGAGGCCAGCTTCGAAACCGCCACGGGCCGGATTTATGAGGATTACGGCAAGGCAAACTATACAAGCGAGACAATCCAGCCACACGAACGGTTGTCATGGATGCACGACCAGAACTACACTCCGCTATCATCGGCAATCGGTGTTGTGCGCGAAAACGCGCTTTACCTGTTGGATGAAATCGTATTGACAAGCGCGGTATCAAGGCAGTCGGCAACGGAATTTGTAGAGCGATACAAGGACCACAAAAACAAGCACGTTGACGTTTATGGCGATCCAGCGGGCAAGGCGGGCGAAAAGCACGGCCATTCGTCTGACTATACGGATATTGAGGACGTGCTAAAAACAAACGGCTGGACGTACACGCGCAAGGTCGCTCGCGCGGCCCCTGCAATCAAGGATCGACAGAACGCTGTTCGCGCCAAGATATGCAATGCTTCAGGCGAACGAACGCTATTCTGCAACCCAATCAAGGCCCCGTATTGCAACAAGGGTTTGGCGACTGTGCAGCTACAAAAGGGCAGCACGTTTCAAGAAGATCAGAAAAACGACACCCAACACATAACGACTGCAATCGGCTACATGGTTCATCGCGTCTGGCCCATTGATCGAAGCACAATGACCGCAACAGCCCTGCCATTCTAAGGAAAGCCCATGCCCAAAGATGAAAAGCAAATGCAGAGGCTCGCTGACTTAGGGCAGAAATGGAAATTTCTGTCAACGTCGCTCAAGCCTGACCGCTTCAAAAGCGATGACGCCACAAGCCTGCAAGCTGCTATAGAAGACCTGATCTATGACTATTCAGGCAGAATTAACCTTGCAGCGGCAATCGGCATTATTGAAGTGGTCAAGTTAAATTTACACAAAGATAACGGGTAGAAAACATATGTCTGACACAGTCAACAAACGCTCGGCTGTGATGGCCAAAATGGTCACAGCTGCCGAAAAGGGCCGCGCCCTAATGGGTGGATCTGATGCCATGCGCCTGGCGGGCAAAACATACCTGCCCAAATTCAAGGCCGAACTGGATGAGGATTACAAGGCACGCCTTGCGTCGTCATGGCTGTTCAACGGGATGCGTAAGACGGTCAAAGATATGACGGGCCGCGTGTTTTCCAAGACGATCGAGATCAGCGAAGGGCCGGAACGCCTGATTGATTTTGCCACCGACATCAACATGCAGGGCCAAGACCTTAGCGCGTTTGCGTCCGACGTGTTCAAGGATGCGTTTGTGCCGGGCATTTCATTCATCATGGTTGATGCGCCGCGGCGTGAGGGCGAAACAACCCGCCAACAGGCGGCAACGCTTGGGCTGCGGCCATACATGGTGCATTTGACTGTTGAGAGCATATTGGGCTTCAAAACCGAGATGTTCAATAACGTGCTGGCGTTGTCAATGTTGCGGATTATGGAAACCGTGACCGAGGACGATCCCAAAGACGAATTTACGCAGATCGACATCAAGCAGGTGCGCGTTCTGACGCGGCTTGATGGCGTTGTGTCCGTTCGCATATATCGCAAAAACGACAAAGATGAATCATACATTTTTGATGAATACCTGACCAACGCGGAAGAAATCACGGTAATCCCGTTCTACGCACAGCGCACGGGGTTTTTCATGGGCGAGCCTGTCTTAGAGGATCTGGCCGATGTCAATATCGCGCACTGGCAATCGCAATCGGACCAGCGCAACATTCTGCACTTTGCGCGCGTGCCAATCCTATTCGCGTCAGGGCGGGCCGATGACGAACCGCTTGTCATTAGCGCAAGCCAAGCCGTCACGTCACGCGATGCCGATGCCAAACTGTCATGGGTCGAACACTCAGGCGAGGCAATCGGAGCAGGCCGCACGGACCTGAAAGACCTTGAGTTTCAAATGCAGGCGCTGGGCTTGCAGCTACTCGTGGCCAGCCACGAAACGGCCACGGGCGCGGTGCTAGATAGCGCAAAAGAAACATCAACCCTGTCTATGATGGCCGACAACCTCAAGGACGCGCTTGAACAGACGCTTAAGTGGATGGCGTTCTACGCGGGCTTGCCAGAGGAAAACATCACGGTTGAAGTCAACAAAGAATTTG